AAATGGAGGAGGGATGTTTATCTTATCCAGAACTATTCTTAAAGATTAAAAGACCTGATAAGATTGTTGTAAAGTATGAAGATGAAGACAAGAAAACTCATAAATTAAAGTTGCAAGGACTTGCTTCAAGAGTCTTTCAACACGAATATGATCATATGGAAGGCATCGACTTTACTCAAAGAACCTAGTATAAATAACTGAAATGATGGAGATGTTATGTCTCATTTGGTTATTTCAAAAAAGAACGAAGTCTTTTTAAAAATTGAGGCAGAGCCACATGTATATTATGAACTATCGGACAGTTTTACGTTCGAGGTACCTGGCGTAAAGTATATGCCATCATACCAAAAAAAGTATTGGGACGGAAAGATAAGATTATTTAATACTCAGAAAGGAGAAATATATGTAGGATTATTAGATCGAGTAATCCAATTTTGTAGAGATCACGGTTATAAGTATTCATTTAAAGAAAGTGAATTTTACGGACTTCCTTTTGAGGTAAACGAATTTATCTCAAAAGAGGGTGTAAAGGATTATATGAATTCTATTTGTAAGTTCAAACCCCGTTCTTACCAAGTAGAGGGAGTATACGACGCTCTAAGGCATAATAGAAAGTTGTTGATATCCCCAACTGCTTCGGGAAAGTCTCTGATGATATATTCGATTGTTCGATATTTTGTTGAACGCAAGCAAAATACTCTGATAGTCGTTCCGACGACTTCCCTAGTAGAACAGATGTATAAAGATTTTGCAGACTATGGCTGGGACGTAGGTTCATTTTGCCACAAGATATATGCTGGAAAAGAAAGAGAGACAGACTCTCAGGTCATAATTACTACTTGGCAATCAATCTATAAGCTCCCCCGAAAGTATTTTGAAAGATTTTCTGTGGTAATTGGGGACGAAGCTCACCAGTTTAAATCAAAATCACTAGTATCTATAATGACGAAACTTGCCGATGCCAAATATCGTTACGGTTTCACAGGAACTCTTGATGGAACACAGACACATAAGTGGGTTTTAGAGGGTTTATTTGGTCCTTCTTACAAAATTATAAAGACTGAAGAGCTAATGAAGAAGGGACATGTTGCCACTTTAGATATAAATGTGTTGCTATTGAAACACTCACCGAATAAATTTGAAACATTTGAGGATGAAATACAGTATATCATCGGTCATAATCGACGAAATAACTTTATTAAAAATCTTGCATTAGATTTAACAGGCAATACTTTGATACTGTATAGTCGTGTTGAGGCACATGGACAACCATTATTTGAATTGATAAATAAAAGTAAGTCTGATAATCGTCAGGTCTTTTTCGTACACGGTGGTGTAGAGACTGAAGATAGAGAAAATGTTCGGGCAATCACCGAACGTGAAAATAATGCTATAATAGTTGCATCATATGGAACTTTCTCCACAGGAATTAACATTAAAAACTTACACAACGTTATATTTGCTAGTCCTTCTAAATCGAGAATTCGGAATCTTCAGTCTATTGGAAGAGTTTTAAGAAAGGGAGACCGTAAACTTAAAGCAACATTATATGACATTGCTGACGATATAAGTTATAATAAGAGAAAGAACTACACACTTAATCATTTGATTGAGAGAATAAAAATCTACAATCAAGAAAATTTTAATTATGATATTGTAAACATACCTTTAAAGAACTGATGGGAGAAGAATTCGTAGCTGTTATTAAATTAGTTTCTGGTGAAGAAATCCTCGCATCGGTTTGTGTTGATGAAACTGGTGAAGAACCAATTATTATCGCTCATACTCCTGTAACTATGAAAATGATTAATAATGGAATGTATGTCAAGATTAAACCTTGGATGGACTTAGCAGATGATGATATGTTTGTTTTCCGTACTGATAAAATTATTACAATGAGTGAAGTTAAAGATCAAAAAATAATTAAAATATATCAAAGATATGTTGAGGAAGAGAACGAAGATAATCAAATAAATCAACTTCTACCCTCTGGTGGTGAAGTTAAACCTGATCAAAGAATGGGATATATCTCAACTGTTGAGGATGCTCGTAAAAATCTTGAAGAAGTCTGGAAGAAGCCCTTTAAGAATAATAAAGAAGGCTAGTTTTATCCTTGAACCTCTACAAGGTTATTGTACACATAATCAAGGACTTGTCAAGTGTTGAAAATATGTTATAATAAATGTTAGTTAAGACGGATAAAGCTTATGCCTAGAAAGAAGTCTGAACACTATGTAAACAACAAGGAGCTATTACAAGCACTGATTGTCTATCGAGAGAAGGTTGCTCATGCAAAAGAGAATGATTTACCTAAACCTAGAATTACAAACTATCTTGGGGAGTGTTTTTTGAAGATTGCTACGCATCTATCATATAAACCAAACTTTGTGAATTACATGTTCCGTGACGATATGATATCGGACGGGATTGAGAATTGTGTTCAATATATTCACAACTTTGACCCTGAGAAGTCTCGCAATCCATTTGCTTACTTTACACAGATTATACATTATGCCTTTCTCAGACGTATACAAAAAGAGAAAAAACAATTAGACATTAAAACAAAAATCATAGAGAGAAGTGGTTTTGATGAAGTGATGAACGTAGATGACAATGCAATGTCAGGTAGTAGTTCTGATTACAATACAATCAAAGATAATATTCAATACAAATCAAGTAATAGATGATTTTACCAGGTTCCACAGTTAAAGTGATAGATGAAAATTCAATATATCGAGGATATGTTGGATGTGTTCAAAGAATACAGGGCAAAAAAGCTGCTGTTCTAATGGATTCACACACCCCTTGGGATAAGATGATTACATTTAAATTATCCGAGTTGCGTGAGCAAACCGAAGGTTTTCAATATTATCCAAAGAAAAAGAAATGAAGATAGCAATTATTACAGATACTCATTATGGTGCTCGTAAGGGATCTAAACACCTCCATGAGTATTTTGAAAAATTTTATAATGACATATTCTTTCCTGAGTTAGAGAAGAATAATATTGATACTATCGTTCATATGGGTGATATATTTGATAGTCGTAAATCAATTGATTACTACAGTTTAGAGTGGTCAAAGAGAGTGATATTTGAACCGATGAAGAAGTATAAGGTTCATGCAATCACAGGAAATCATGATTGTTACTATAAAAATACGAATGAAATAAATTCTCCAGAATTATTATTAACTAACTATGACAACATTACAACATACTCAAAAGCAACAGATATTAATCTTGATGGATTAGATATTCTTCTTTTACCTTGGATTAGTGTTGATAATCATGATGAGACTCTTGAAGTCATTCAAAATTCAAAAGCAAAGATTGCAATGGGGCATCTTGAATTAAATGGATTTAAGGCAACTCGTGGTCATATGATGGAAGATGGTATGGATGTAAAGGTGTTTGATAAGTTTGATAAAGTCTTCTCAGGACACTTTCATACACGCTCTACTGATGGTTAAATATTTTATTTAGGTAATCCATATGAAATGTATTGGAATGATGTAAATGATAGAGATAGAGGATTTCATTTATTTGATACAGACACCTTAGAGCATACTCCTGTTAATAATCCATATCAATTATTTCATAATTTATATTATGAAGATACACCACATCAAATGCTGGATGTTACAAGATATGATCAGAAAATACTTAAGGGTATTGTCCGTAAGAAATCAGATCCAAAACAATTTGAAAAGTATATTGATAAACTTTACTCGTCAAATCTAGCGGAACTTAAGATTGTTGAGAACTTTGATTTTACAGAGGGAGAGGAGTTTGAAGCTGATGAATCTGAAGATACAATATCTTTGTTAAATAGATATATACAGGAGTCTGAAGTTGACTTAGATAAATCTGTGATTACAGAAATACTTCAAGACGTTTATCGGGAGGCCTGTGAGGTTGAGTAATGTTTATCTTAGCGGTTAAAGGATTTGAAGAGGACGGTGCTTTCTCCATCGAGAATGATGATGGAGATAAAGTGCTTTTGATGTTTGAAGAGGAGGATGATGCAGATAGATATGCTGACTTAATATCAGTTGAAGATGATTATCCAGAGATGAGTGTGATAGAGATAGATGATTTCGTGGCAATGAGAGCTTGCGAAATGCACGATTACATGTATAATATAATTAGACCAGACGATATCGTGGTTCCACCAAAGAATGATTTGTTTCAAAAAGATAAAATGGCGTAATTTGCTGTCTACTGGTAATCAGTGGACTGAGATTGACTTAAATAAAAAATCGAATACAGTTATTATTGGTACAAATGGTGCTGGTAAATCCACTATGCTGGATGCACTTACTTTTGTTCTATTCAATAAACCATTTCGTAAGATTAATAAATCTCAACTTGTAAACGCCACAAATGAAAAAGACTGTGTAGTTGAACTTGACTTTACAATCGGATCAACTGATTGGTTTATTCGTAGAGGTATCAAACCAAATATATTTGAGATTCATCGTAATGGATCAATGATGAATCAATCTTCGGCTGCGAATGATCAACAGAAGTGGTTAGAACAAAATGTTCTTAAGATGAATTATAAGTCATTTACTCAGATTGTTATTTTGGGTAGTAGTGCTTTTGTTCCATTTATGCAATTGACTGCATCTAATCGTAGAGAGGTGATTGAAGATCTTTTAGATATTAAAATATTCTCTTCAATGAATAATTTGATCAAAGATAAGATAAGAATAGTTAGAGAAGATATTAAAACTCTTGAACTTAAGAAAGAATCTCTTAGTGATAAAGTTTCTAT